TGTCAATGGTTTCGGGCAAGTCGCGTTTCGTTACCTTGGTGTTCCATTCAAGGCCGCTGGTCAGTGCCGCATTGGACAGGTTGGACGAGCCAACATAAGCCGTCGTGAAGCCGGTTTCTCGGTAAAAGATATATGCCTTGGCGTGGAGCCGGGTCGTCTTGGTATTGTAGCTGACCTTGATCTGCGTATTGGGCAGTTGGCGAAGTTCCTCGATGGCTTTCACATCCGTTGCGCCCATGTAAGAAGTGGTGATAATGCGAAGTTCGCCGCCGTTCTGCGTAAACTCCCGCAGCTCGTCCATGATGAGCCGCAGACCGCTCCATTTGATGAAGGACACCAGCATGTCAATTCGGTCGGCCGAGACGATTTCCTTTTTGAGCTCTGTAAACATCTGCGGCTCATGCACAGCCCCGGTGAAAAGTGAGCTTTGTGCAATAGAGGTCTCTGGGCGCTCTATGTCCGCCGCTGTTTTTCCTACGGCCAGCCGCGGATCGGCTTCCCGCAAAAGCGCAAGAAGCTGCTCTGCCCGCTGGTCAACGCCCAGCGCAGCAAAGCCAGCTTCTTTTGTCGTATTCTGAATGAGATCTACAATCTGGTTGGTCAGGCCGATCTGGGCAGAAATATCCCCACCATTGTCCAGTACGTTATCCAAGCCCTTTTGAACCACATCCGCCAAATACTGCGCCAACACCTTAGAGGCTTCCGCCCTGTCAATGGGCGCAACAGACTTGCGTGCCTCCGGAATCTCCGCAAGCTCGCCCGTCAAGGCGTTGTTGATGACTTGTTCGTATAGGCCGGGATGTAACATAGAGTTTTCTCCTCGTTGAAAAAACTTTTCCTCTTCATGTACAGTACATTTATCTATTGCAGAGCAAAGCATCCCCATCAAGCAAGTGGTTAGGCTTTGCTTGCAGAGGGTCGCATAGTAGCATCAATAATAAAATAAGATATTTTTCTTTTTATCTCTTTGTCCAACTCGTTGTAGAAGGCAATAAAATGTTCTAATGCCTTAGGATGTCCATTATCGATAATCAAATAAATTGCCTGTTTAGTTTTCTCTTGTTTCATGTATATTGGAAGTTGAATTTCAATTCCGTGTCGTAATTGAGGATTTGAAGTCAGTTTTGTTTCGACAATGACTTTATCAGTTGCTCCCCTCGATAATTTAAAATCGACAGGACCTCTCCCGTTGTTTCCTTCTTTTGTAAGATCAATGTTATTCGCGTCACAATATGAATCGGCAATACCATAAAAAAGTAACTGCGCCGCTGATTCATGTTTGGGCGTTCCATTTGAATTATAAAGAAGCTTAGAAAGTCCGTTGTCTTCGACTAAAGTCTTGAATTGATTACAGATCGTTTTTGCTATAGTTAGGACGTCATCACTGGTTTCCAGTGGTACTTGTGAGAGAGATAGTGGATATTTTTCGGTAT